ATATATAATTGATCGTCAGCTTTTTTATATTGTTCTTCAATATATTTGATAGCGTCTCGTTTTTCTTTCTCTTTCACAAAATCAATCATATTCGTCATAATTTTCCTCCTGTACAACTTCAACCAGACTCACCGCTACTTTGACAATACCACATTCTTCAACACATTTCCGATGTTCTTTCAAATCACTTATAGATGGATAAACTACATTGCCGCCGGATCTTCCGCCAAGTTCGACTTCATAATCGGTTTTACACATATAACCAATTACTGATCCGTCTTCTTCACACCAGATTGCCATTTCTTCACCAACTCCTTAAAATACTTGCCATTTATACTGTAATTTCGGTATTCATCGGTCTCTAGAACACCTCTTTGAAACTGTTCTTTGATTTCGGTATAGTTCATTTCACCTTTAGTTTTATGAATACTTAGAATGATACGTTGAAATCCTTCAGTGCCGTTCTCTTTTATTTCATCTTTTATGCCTTCATGCGAACCATAATAGTCTTTCCAGTCACTCATAATTTTAGAGCGTCGTTTAGCACCACGCGCTTTTCGCATGAACCAAAATGTCTTTCTACCTATATATTTTGTATCATCAGGACATATTATAATATACACGAAACCGTGCCAAGAAGCAAGTTCTTTTTCGTCTGGGTCGAAAATTTCACCCTGATAAAGCCAGGGATTTTCGTAACTCATTCATCCCATTCAACATCAATTTCGTTTTCCCAATCCGAAACTTCTAAATTCTCCCCACAAAAAGGACAATATTCTACAGGGTCTTTATCTACATATTGAATTTCAAACTCCGCTTCGCAGATTTTGCAACTATACATTTATTCTATCTCTCCTTTAATTTATAATGTTTTTTTCTTATTTTTAATTTATTATAAATTTCTTCTTTTTGATTCTCTGTATATTTTCGCCAATCTTGAATTTCATCTAAAGTTCGCCAACAGCCAATACAAAATGTTTTGCATTCAGTCAAACGGCAAACCTTGATACACGGGGAATCGATCATATTTAGTCTCTCTAATTTTTTTGACTGCTCCTAGAATACGACTGGGATAAACTCCAAGAAATGTTCCAGCTTCTAAATCTTTTTTTGTGATATGTCTTTTATGTATATGTTTAATTTTAGACCAATTCTCTAGCATGTATTTAGACAATTCATCAAAGATAGTATCTTCAATGATTGGATCATCTTCTTCATAATAGGCAAACGATGCCATGAGATACCATGGCACCGTAAGATTTAGAGGCATTTCTGCAAACTTCAAATCAATCATTGAAGTGGAATCAAACCTTTCTCGACAGCTTTTCCGTCTTCACCAATTATAGCATCTGAAGTGAAAAAGTCAACAAATTCTTGAAGCCCGGGAATTGTACCTAAGTGTTCATTTTTGACATAGAAATATAATGAACGAGACACTGGATATACTCCATCAGCAATATTTTCAAAGGAAGGTTCAACACCATCTATTAATGTGCCTTGAATTTTATCTGTATTCTGATCAAGGAAAGAGAATCCAAAGATGCCGACGCTATCTGGAGATGCTGTAAGCTTCTGGAGAATCAGATTGTCATTTTCACCAGACTCGATATATCTCCCATCTTCACGCATAGAAGAACAATACTCTTTAGCTACCTTTTTTTCTAGCCCATATTCTTTTCGACATACGTGATGATTCACCAATTCAACAAAGGCGTCTCTAGTGCCTGAAGTTGGTGGAGGACCATATACGCGAATTTTTTGTTTTGGTAATGAAGAATCAATATCGCTCCAAAGTGTATACGGATTGTCTACAAATTGATCATCAACATAAACTAGCTTTGAAACCGCTTTATAAAGTTGTTCGCGCGTAAGAGAGAATCGTGGGCTATTTGAAGAGTTACCTACGACAATTCCATCAAATCCAATTTTGTGTTCTGTCATGGTGACACCTTTAGAAGCACAAAGTTCTACTTCAGACTTCTTGACTTGTCTTGAAGCATTTGTAATATCTGGATGTTCCGTTCCAACACCAGAACAAAAAAGTTTGAAACCCCCGCCAGAACCCGTTGATTCAATAACAGGAGTTTTGAAACCCGTTCGGCCTCCAAAACCTTCTGCGGCTACAGTAGCGAATGGAAAAACCGTAGATGAACCTACAATCTTGATTTGATCCCTTGCCATTACGTTCGCACTAGTGAATACTAAAACTATAAATGCTAATAAAATCTTACTCATACTTTCTCCTTTGTAAAAAATTGTTGATCGCGAGACGGCCATCTCCATCAACTCTAGACCGCAGGAAGTGCAATACGTTATGCCCAGCATATCTTCATATTAGATTTCACAACCTCCAGCCGCGCTACAAGCCAGCTCCTGGCTAGCCACTGTCATATCATTTGTCTCGTATTCAGTCAACTTTGTCCAATCCACATCCTTTGGCATTTTCTCCAAGAACGCTTCATACTCTTCCTTGGTGCAATCTTGGTAAGGCGCCTGACGGTAAGTGTGCTCGCTATGAGGCAAGAATGAAACACCAGACATCCATTCAAAATTCTTATAGACCCAAGCACCCACTTCAAACCATTCATGTTCCTTTACAGAAATTGTGACAGAAGGTTTGTGTTCACACCAAGCAATTTGATATGTTTTCCACAATTCTAATTGTTCGATAGCAGGCATATCAGAACGGAAGATGCTATTCTCCGGAGCTTTCATTGGGAATGAGAAGACCCAGGTGTTATCTGGTTTCATAACATCATCTTCAACGGGGAAGCCCATATCGACCATCATTTTCGCTAGAGGGTCTTTCTTATCGCCGCGAACAGTTCTAATATAGTAATCGTTATGGCGAGCATGGATACCACTTCCAGAATCTACTAGCTGAGAAACCGTGCCACTTGGTTTGACACAAGTAATTGCGACAGAAGGATTGATGCCAATCTTTTTTGCCCATTCTTTATTAGTCTCTACGGCAACTAATCTTAGTTCCTCAAGAAGAGTTTTAGTTACATCAAGACCATTCTTACCATTGGTGAGATTATTGTCCATGATACCGGTAAGAGAGACACCAAGAAGTCTTTCTTCTTCACAATTATCTTTCCACTTCTTTGAGATATACTTGAAGTCAGTAAGAGTACATTGAAAAGTACCAATGATGGTAGCAAGTTTTACCTTTTCTTTCAAGGTTTCGACTGAATCGGATGCACGAACGACGACTTCTGATAGGTTACAGAATTCACGGTCGCGGAGAATAATTTCAGAACAAGGATTTGTACCGAAATCGAAATCTGGATTTCTTCGGCCGAACCGAGCAACTTGCATCTTAGCGGATTCACGATTGAAGATACCACGTTCACCTGACTTAGAATTATACAGTGATAACCACTCTTCCATAAAGATGCCAATGTCTGGCGTTTCTGTATAACATGCGGAGTTATTAGCCAATGCTCTTTGTGGATTGATTTCCCACCACTGCCCAGACTTAGCGTGTCTAATACGATCATCGGAAAGATTTGAAAGAGAAATGAGAGCGGACCGACGGACTCCTCCGACCACTACAATTTCTGCAATCTTACAAACGATATCGTGACATTCCAGAGAAGTAAGTTTACGCCCAGCCGCGTTCTGGAAAATGTCAACAAGGAACACGAATAAATCTTCAAGTGGTTCTGGACCACTCGCACGCCCACCGAAGGTCTTTAGAACTTCGCCAGCTTTACGGACCTTTGAAATATCCCAAGCGGGAATTTGCCCCTGATAAAGAAGAGCAATAATTTCTTTTAATCCCTTAGCCCAACCAAGTTTACTATCTCCGATTGGAACAACAGTCTCAGATTTGTGAAAGTCTTCAGCGACTACTGGTAGTTTATTGACATATTGACGTTCGACTGAAAAGCCTACACCAGTTCCATTCATAAGAATGTAAAGAATTTCATCGAAAGCTGCTACCCGTTCAATAGCTACATAAGAGCAATTATATCCAGCAATGTTATCCCTTTCTAATGCGGGCCCTGCGGTCATAAGAGCACGCATAGAAGGCATTACTCGGAGGGAAAGTACAGCTTCTTCTAAGATTGTTCGATCTTCATCTGTTAGAGAAAAATTGTGTTTTTTCTTTAGGTCTTTCTTGAAGAAATCGAAATATCTAGATACAGTTTCTGGCCAAGTTTCACGTCTTCCCTTTTCAGGAAGAAATCTACTGTACTTAGATAAATGGATATAATTTTGATAAAGTGTTGGTAAATAGTTATTATACATCGATTTCCTTCTTTTTGTTTATAATTTTAATTAAATATTCATACAAGCATTCTTGTAGTGCATCGCGATATCAATTTCATCAGGCAAAGAAAAATGGAATGAATCCAGATTTCCAGGTCTATCTAGTTGAACTACTAAAATTTTATCTTGAAATGTAGAGAGCGCTTCCTGTCGAAGCGCCTCTACTAATTTCATATGTTTATCCTTTTCGATTGGCATATTCTACAATCGCCGGAAAATGTTCGGCGATCACTTTCCAAATCGCCGCAGCCGGCTCATAATGTTCTTTTTGAGTTCCGTGTTCTTTAGTTCTAATTCCATATGCTGGTGCACAATAATGTATCCAGGACCTAAGTGTGCCATTCATACACATTGTAGACATTGTAAGCCCCTCTGGTAATACAACTCTCGCACACTCCTTCGCAATACCATTCTTTAGCGCCCACTCATAAGCATCTTTAGCCTCACGAATGACATTTTGTTGCTTCTCTAACCAAATTTTAGATAGCTCTCTATGTTCTGAATCATCCATATTCAATTGAATACTATTTTGACGATTCTTCGGATCTTGAAGTCTTGCTTCACGATATGTAAAATTTGATTGTTTCGCATATCTTTGACTAAACTCCTGGAAAGAAAAAGACCTGTGACGTAATGCTTGTCTAGCAATATCACGGGCAAGATCAACTTCAACTACCACATTGACCATTTCCATCGGGCTCCAATGAGCATGTTCGATAAGATATCCCAACAGTCTTGCGGCAGTGTTTGTATTTAGCTTGTTAGATGGATTAGAAACCCTAGCACAATAAGAAACAATGTCTTCTGGAAATCGCAATGGTTCCATTTCAGGTTTTGTAATTCCAATTAATCGTACATTATAGTCCATTAACACTTCCTCCAATATGAAAATTTCATTCGTGCTTCCAGGCCGGAGCATGAGTTCTTATATATAATATCCTCAACGTCTAGATCGGCTTTGACCATTTCGTTAATATCTTTTTCAGTGATATTTTCAGGCCAAATACAAACAGTAAACCCGCTCTCAATTTGTTTATG